AATTACTGTAGGTACTGGTTCACCGAACATCGATGGTGTTGGTACCGACTTTGCTAATACATTAGCAGACGGTATGGCAGTTTCAACTATCGATGGTGTATTCTTAGGTTATGTCACTGACATTGCAAACGCAAATGCTACATTCGCTACATTTGATGCAAATTCAGCAGCCAATGCAACTGCATCAGGATTTGTGTTCGCAGAAAGCGAAGCAGGTTACATTGTACGTCAAAAAGGTAAACAGAAGTATTTGGTAAAAGGAACAACTACTGGTTTAGTTGGACCGTGCTTCACAGCAAACTTAGCAAATGCAAACTTGTATCCTGGCACAATGAGTATTATTGGAACATATGCTAACGCTGCCACAGTTCTTGTACAGTCACTAAGTGACCATACCGCAGAATTGTTTACAGCAACATCTGGCACAACAGCAACATTAACTGATAATATCAATAACAGTTCACCAGCATTCAGCACGTTCAATACTGCTTATGCTGCCAATACATACGGTGGTCAACCATACCCAATCGTAACTATCAATAAGGCTTAATAGATCATGGCACAAGTATCATTAAAACAAACCGAAACTGAAGTAGCCGTACTCCAAGTTCAATTTAAGAATTTGGACGAAAAGGTTGATGAGGTTAAGGCCGAATTAAAAGATATTCGTGATGACATGGCTAGAAACAATGATGCCACACATTCACTTATTAGAGAGTTTCAAAATTCAAACGTTGAAGCACATAATAAGATGGCAAATAAAATCTCTGCATTAGAGAAGTGGCGATGGATGCTTATGGGCGCTGGTATAGTTATTGGCGCACTAGGTTATCCAACTATAGGCAAAATGTTAGGTATGAACTAAAACAGAAAAGCGGTCTTAGGACCGCTTTTCTACTAGTGACTTCATCTTTTCTCTAACAACATCAAAATTAATTGTACTAAATAATCCTGGATGTAATGGTTTAGGATAATGTTCGTCTGCTACCCACGCATAGCCGCAATGCTCATCATTTAGTATGGGTGTGAATTCTTTATGGACGCTACAGAAAAATGTATGATATGTGAAATTACCATTTACGAATTTTTGTATAGGTATTAATTTCCAATTTTTGTCCCACTGTGAAATTTCTTCTAAGCACTCACGCTCAAGACCTTCTAATAGTGTTTCATCTTTTTCTAGTTTTCCGCCAGGTATACTCCAAGTAGGATTTTTATCTGAACGTAACAGATACAAATATCTACATGTTGTATTGCAATAAAAGAAAATACCAGCGGCGACATTCATATAATGATTTATCTTAAATTAAATCACTATAGAATAATCTCCCTGATCATACCAACCTTCGTATGATTTCATCCACTGTCCTTCTGTGTTAACATAGCGATATTGAATACCGGTAGTTAAATTCGTGACATATTCTACAGTTGTAGATGCTTGACTATCAAAAGAAACTTCCCACTGACCAGTGCTGCCATTGTATTCTACAATGTCGTTTGCATTAGCAACTAAGTTACCCCATGCAATTGTATTAGTACCATCAGTTCCTATTCTGTCAACTAACAAATATCTTACCCCGTTATTTGGGCCCGGCAAACCTGCATTAGGTCCAGTTAGTAATGGGTTTATAACACTGTTAACTGGCGAAAGAGTGTTTTGAGGAAGTGTATCAGGGTCAATGTTATAAATTAATAGTCTGTCATCTAATGGATCAGGAACTATAGTACCAACGATATCATCTTCCATATATGGATTTTGCAACCATATTTGACTTACTCCCGGCTTTACTTTACCATACGTGTTTAATAAACTACTCCAATACAAATCTGTGTTGGGTGGGGGAGGATTATCTAAATTAGTATTAGGTGGATAGAATGCTTCATTCTGTGGTAATAACTGTAATGTGTTACCTATCAACAATACTTTGTATCCAAATGGAGTAATCTTTTGTCGTGTACCTAATAATAAATCATCATCTTGTATATCTTGGTATGCTTTACCTTTGAATATGCTAGCGATAACTTTATGAATAACGCCCATTTTCTTAAGTTTGACTGAAGTACTAATCCATATAGGCATATAGAACTTCCATGTCATAACATCGATTGGGTTACCTGTACCTTGTGGGATAGTTCTGCTAGTAAATGTCAGTCCATCTTGGAATACTACACTTAGTGAAGTCCAGTCAATAAAGTTATCTGTGCTTTGTATTTCAAGTGCTGGGTTGAATATAGCACCCAACTGTTCGATAATTTCTAATTTTTGATTATAGTTCGTAGTCCAAAAGTCTACAGTAACTCTTAACGTATACGGTGCAGGCATCAAGCGTTCAATCGTAAATGCTTGACTTTGTGTAGTGTCATATGTTCCTGTGTCAGGGTCATATTGACGTTGGCGTACTTGTAGTTTTTCTACGAATGTAGGATCCTGCAAACGTCTTTGGTCGTATTCTAGTGCTGTTATGTAATACGTAATCAATGGCGCACTTGGTAAATTACTTGCACTATTATTAGCAATGATGGTTGATGCTTGTCTACTGCTATCACCATACATTACTGGAACACGAATTAATATATCATTGCCGTTAGGGTCTTTGCCCTTAGTTACATACCAATTGCTGAATATTTTTGCAAATTGAATTAAAAATCTGCGTATCTGATTGTCGTAAAAAAATTGTGCCATATTTATAGTTCAGGTGGTATGATATCGGGAGCAGGTTGTAACACACTAGATAACGGTTGTGCTTCAGGAACAAACTCACTAGTGTTATTTAGATAGATTTGATTTTCGTTATTAACAAATCCTGATACCAATGATCTGTCATCTACTGTGAAGCCAGTGTCTGTTCTAACGTTTTCGCTAATTCTAACCCAAATTTGTCCGTCCCAACGGAATAATATTTGCGGGAAGTAATCAATACGTAAGAAGTAGTCTCCTACTTGAGGATTCTGTGGGAAACTAATACCAGCACCAGTTGGTAATCCATTAGGTGCTTGACCATCGCCTGTTAAATATCCAGCAATGTAACCAAACGTTTGCGGGGTGTATCTTGTTATGTATTGGAATCTTGGATCACAGTCTGCTCTAAAGTCCATTTCAGTACTGATTGTTCCAGTGAATCCGGGTTGAGTTGGGTCTTGGTCTGCGGTTGCATATGTGTTGTCAGCAGTACCATATGGACCAGTGATTACACCTAACGATTGCACTAGAAGTGCTTTGGTTCCACTAACAGGACCTGAACCAGTATCGGTTCTTTCTGGTGGCAACTCTACTGTTTCTAGTTGCGCTTGTACAAACTTATCAATCTTTTCAGATAGATCACTATCCGCAGTCAAATCCCAAATACTCTTAAGTGCTTGTTTACTAATTCTAATACCTGAACTAGGGTTCTTGTATTTAGGATTGCGCATCATTACAACTGCACCAGTTGTAGTGCTTGGGGCGCCCTTAGAACTAGTTACAATATTATAAGGTGGCGCAGGCTGTCCGTCTTTCTTAGACAACACACCGTCAGATTCATATGCACCATATGTAGGTACAATATACAAATCGTTTTGACTGTAACCTGATTTTGGAACAATGCGTTTTGCTTCTTTAAGGTTAGCATCATTGATTTGTAGATTCTTATTGTATGTACCAAGTATATCTTTAAGGTCTTGATTAGTATCAAGTTTCCAGTATTCTGCATTTGGTGGACTTATTCCTGCAGGAACTTCTTTTATTGATTCGTAGTTTTTATCACCAAACGAAATAACATAACCCGGGGGATATGTTTTATCTTTATCCCATATACCAAGATAATTATCTTTATTGATTGGCTCAGTAAGTATTTGACTAAATTCTTGACTGTCTACTAATGGTTCGCATTTGATACGCCATAGATGTGGGAACCATGTTTGACTGAAACCTTCACTTGCATAGTTCGCATCTGTAACCTGCATAAAACGTTTCAATGCAACAGGTATTGTTTCCTTTAGTGGATTGTAATCTAGCAAGTGAGGTAGTTCAATAACATCACCTACCATTAATTTACGTCCTACGATATCAATCATATCGTTGTAATGAACAGTGATGAATATAATGTCATTTTGTAGGAAAAGTCCAAACTGACTTAAATCAAAGTCTAAATTTTGTACATTGTAATGCCCACGTAAACGATATATGTTTGGGTCATATACTCTATCTCTATTTTCTAAAAATAGCAAATCCTGTATATTTGTAGGCTCAAGTTTATCATATTGAGGTTGAGTGTAATCCACACTAGGAGTCTTTGCATTAGGTCCTAGATACTTGTGAATATACAAATCCGTGCCGCCAGCCGTAAGCATTTCTGACACTGTTTTGTCTAGATAATTGTAGTCATTCGTCTTATTTGGGCGGTATAGGGATAATCTTGGCATACATGTATTTATCGTAAATATATCTATGATTCCGAATAACTCTGATAGTATATTGATCCTTTTATTTCCCCCGGGATGCGGAGGAAACCATTTGGCTAACTTGTTATCGTTAGATAATCGATTTCAAAAAAGAATACAAGCAGATGATTATATGAAAGGTTTACTTGAAAAGTATGCTTATGCAACGTTCAATCATCATGTTGGTTCATTAGAAAATTTAAGGACTTTTGTTTATCCAAATTCTCTAGAGGAACTCAAAAGCCAACCCGGCATACCAATTATCTGCTCACATGTAATAGAATACTATAATTTCATTCAATTTGATTCACCATATGACATATTCACTAATTGGAGTTTTAGGGACATAGTTGTTTTCACCTTTCCCGATGAAAATTCAATCGCTTATAAAAGATTTTATCCTTATAGGTACGGGGAATCAATAGACAATGGTAACTCTGCTGATATTCCAATGTCAAAATACAAAACCTTTTATGACCCCGATGTTATTATTTCTAGTAAAGGATTTAACTGCTATAAACACAGGCATGAAAACTTGCGTAAAGTTATCCAATTTGATACCGAAAAATTCATAACCCCTAATGGATTTGAATATGCCCAAAATTTTTTCCAAATGAACTATGATGTAGTAATACCGAGTAATGGGCGCTTATTACACCAAATTTGGTACTCTAAAATTCTTGCCCATATCTATTGACTTTTAAGCCCAAACACTATATAATACTGAATATGATTGATTATTGGAGAATTCCATGCCCCGTGTAAAGAAAGCCCAAACTGTTGCTACTGAGCCAACTTTTGTTATGCCCAAAGACTTGAATCCTAGGGATCCAGATACTAAGTATTTTGGATTTGAACCCAAATTCCTAGAACAGCCCGAAAATCACAAGATTGCATTAATGGCAGGATTGACTTGGTATAATCGATTCTATGGTAAGAAAGAAGCCAAAGAGTTTATGATTAACTATTTGGAACAATCGGGTAAAAGTGATCTAGTTAAAAAGATTGGTAAGATTCCAGATAGTGAATATGTTATGTCATATGGTTGGGTAGCACGTATGGCATTGCGGGGTCTTATTCTTAATGAAAAAGAGCAAAGTCAGATTTTATCTGAGGCACAACGTCTTATTAATAAAGCCAATGAACTATATCCAAAAAATAGTATGACTGGCTCAAAGAAAGAAGCAGTTGTTAGTAATCGACCCAATGTGCAAGAGATTATGAAAGATCGGGCACGTGAGGCAGGCGGTGAACTAGAAGGCATCTATGATGACTATATCCTTGATGGTGCAAAGAAAGAATTCAACGTCCGTGTTATGGAAGAACTCAGTAAGAAAAGTGTTTTACCACAGCATATCAATATTTTAATTGAGCCTTGGAAGAAACGACAAGAAGAATACCTTGAATTGCAAAAAGGTAAAGATGCACAATTGAACGAAGCATATGCACGTTTCAGTAAAACACAAGTCAAAAATATTCTGTTGTTTATTGATAAGGTCATTGCTGACTTAAATGGTTACGTAAGTGTCAAGAAGTCTGCAAAAACTCCACGTGCTAAGAAGCCTGTTAGTGTAGAGAAGCAGGTTAGCAAACTTAAGTATCTCAAAGTATTTAAGGATGAAGCAACTAAGTTGGATCTTGTTGGACTTCCTGCAACTAAGTTATATGGTGCTAGTGAAGCATGGGTTTATGATACTGCCAAACGTAAGATGCATCACTACATTGCCGATGAATACGCTAAGTCTTTCGGTGTCAAGGGTAACACATTGCTTGGCTTTGATCAAAAGCAAAGTGAAGTTAAAACTCTACGCAAGCCCAATGAACAAATCAAGCAATTGATGGGAAGTAAGCCTGTGGCACGTAAGTACTTCAAGGATATCAAGGCTGTAAGCACTACACCTAATGGTAGGTTCAATGCAGGTATGATTATTTTAAAGGCATTCTAATGAATTATAATACTAAAAAGAAAATCTTAGCAGGTATTATTGTGGTCACTTGGCCTATATGGGTATTACCTGCTTTAGTAACATATATTGTTTTTGGCACATGTCTCATACTATATATGGCGATATGTGACACATTAGGAGTGAAATATAAATGACGGATTCTGATTATTCTTAAGGCGTTTTAATGTCAGAAAAAATAATGATAATTGCTGGCTGTAGTCATACAGCCGGCAGTGAAATTGATGGTGAATTAGATAGTGCGATGAATCGTAGTTTAAGTTATGGAAATGTCTTAGCAAAAAAGTTAGGATATAGACCTATCAACTTAGCAATTGGTGGAAGCACAAATGGCGCAATCGCTCGGAGTGTCCTCGATTGGTTTCAAAATCATGACATAACAGATAAAGAAGTGTTTGTACTGATAGGATGGACTGAATCTACTAGAGTAGATGCACCATTTCAATACCCCACGTGGTATAATAAGGTTGTTGGAAAATTTGCAGATTGGATATCACCATCTATGTCTAATTTTCTGCACATTAATCTTTCATTTAAGGGTTACACTGAGCGAGAAAAAGATATACAAGAGGATTATCAATCCTTTATAATTAAGAGAACAGAATTTTTTGAATTGTACAGTGTTAATCTTGTATTACAAATGCAATTTTTCTTAAAACATTTGGGTGTGAAATACCTAATGATAAACACAATGCACATGTTTTCAGAATCTAACGAAAAATATTTGAAATCTT